AGATCACCGTTTCTTGAGATCGTAGCAGACACATCATTACCGAAATCGGGAGTACCCGAGAAGGTTTGTTTAATTGCCTCCATAGAGAAGTTTGTGTGTCTGCGGTAGACGACCTTAAAGAAGGTAATTTGCGGGTTACCGGTTAAATAAATATCCTGAGCGCCATAAGCTACAAGTTGCATAAGTCCTCCTCCCATATTTTATACTTAGCATAGAAAAAAAACTTAGAAAAATCTATCAAGTTGTATTGATGAATTTAAGATATATATAAGATATAATAATTAATTAATTATTTAGTTCGAGTAAGCGAGACCACTTTAATTGCTGTAAGCGAGACCACCCATACCGCTCATGATACGGAGAACGTTGTAGTTGACAGCATACACATAAATAGATGTAGTACCTGATCCTTCTGATAATTGGGCATTATCAATTCTAGAGAAATTACATGTTCCACTGGGTTGATGTTCCTCTGGTTTAAGGGCAAATGAATATACTCCAATAGAGTCCGCGACAGTCGTTCCTCCATAACCAGTGTGATGTTGCCATATTTGTGCTCTTGTGAAATATTTAGCATCTCGGGCACTAAAGCGATCATGACCATTAAGTCTTAATTGGTAAGTGGAGGTGCTAACAACAGTGGGAGTTGATGCACCAGCTGTGGCGGTGATGGTCCCCGTTGCAGTTACCGGTGTGCCAATCCAAATTAGTTCTTTCACAGGATGATTAAAATTTAATTCCATACCTGTTCCACCTGTATGAGATTCAAATTGTAATTGTTCTATTAAATATTCATGTGAAACTTGTGCAAATCTACGTCTTTCATCTGTATCAAGATAAATATAGTCACACCATAATTGTGGATCCATTAATGATAATGCTACAGTCCCATCAGCATTTTTGACTAAGTCAGTTATTGCACAAAAACTTACTTTAACTTTAACTTCATGATATTGAAGGGCAATTAAAGGTAAAGCGAGTCCGGGATTACGACAAAACCAGAATTGAAGTGGAACACACGCAATCTTTGGAGCGTTCGTCAAGACAGTAGTGGATGCGAGACCCTTGTGATTATAACTCATCTTTTGATAGTTTGTTGCCGCCGCTGCGGGTTCCCCCCCCGAGGTATCAGAGGTCACGCTCTTAGCACCAGTGGGGTTAAAATCAGTTAATTCGGTATAAGTTGTAAGCCAGTGACTATAATGTTTATCAATACGTTGGCCGCCAATTTCTAATTCCATTTCTTTTAATAAGAGATGTCCTACGTTGGATGTAAGAACATCGCCGCTGCCGTCTAACGTACTGCTCAATGAAGGTTTCCATTCAACATACATTCTACTAACTAAATCACCATTTCTTGATACAGTAGCAGAAACATTACCCCCATATGAAACAGATCCACTCCACGTCTGTTGAATAGCCTCCATCGAGAAGTTTGTGTGTCTGCGGTAGACGACTTTAAAGAAAGTAATTTGCGGGTTACCGGTTAAGTAGATATCCTGAGCGCCATAAGCTACAAGTTGCATAAGACCTCCTCCCATATTTTATACCTTAGCATAGAAAAAAAACTTAGAAAATCTATCAAGTTATATTGATGATTTAAAACATATATAGGATAAAATAATTAATTACTTAGTTGGAATACGATTAGTTGCTGTATGCTAGACCACCCATACCACTCATGATACGAAGAACATTGTAGTTTACAGCGTATACTTCAAGTGCTTCCGCGGCGGCGCTGGACGTGGTTACAACAAGTTGTGCGTTATCGATTCTCGAGAAATTACAGGTTCCAGATGGTTGGTGTTCCTCTGGTTTTAAAGCAAATGAGTACACAGCAATTGAATCTTTTACTGTTACACCACCAAATCCTGTATGGTGTTGCCATACTTGTGCTCTAGTAAAATATAACCTATCTCTTTTTGCAAAACGATCATGACCATTAAGTTTTAATTGATAACTGTGATCCGCATTCAATGTAACATTTAGGCCACCGCTGCTTGTGGCCGCGTTGTTCCAGGCACCGGTCCAAATGAGTTCCTTTACTGGGTGATTGAAATTAATCTCAATGTTGAGCTCGGCCGCAGATTTAAAATGTTGTACTTGTTCGATTAAATATTCATGAGATACCTGAGCAAAGCGTCTACGTTCATCCGTATCAAGATAGATATAATCTGCATATAATTTAGTTGTGGCTGACGCATGCGTCGAGACGGCCGCACTAAATGTTATCATAACTTTAACTTCATGATATTGAAGGGCTATCAATGGTAAAGCAAGACCTGGATTACGACAAAACCAAAATTGAAGTGGAATAAACATAATACCTGGGTTATGGCTGGCGTCCGTTATCCCCCCGGCACTCGCCATTCTTTGAAATTTTGTGCCGGCGTCCAAACCGATGTTGTTAGCTGTCGCCGCTCCGGTTGGATTCGGCTCTGATAATTCAGCCCAAGTATTTAACCAGTGATTGAAATGTTTATCAATTTGTTGACCTCCTATTTCACACACAACTTCTTGTAAAATATGGTATCCATAATTATTCTCGGCAACAGCTTCAGCTGGATCATGTTCAACATACATTCTACCAACTAAATCACCATTACGTGAAATAGTTGATGTAACGGTAGATCCAGATCCAACTGTTCCGCTCAAAGTCTGCTCAATAGCTTCCATCGAGAAGTTAGTGTGTCTGCGGTAGACGACTTTAAAGAAAGTGATTTGTGGGTTACCGGTTAAGTAGATATCCTGAGCGCCATAAGCTACAAGTTGCATAAGTCCTCCTCCCATATTTTATACCTTAGCATAGAAAATAATTTTGATCATTTTCTTTAAAAAACTTAGATAACAACCACTAAAGGTTGACCCTTTATAAGGTATAAGAACTTAAGAACTTAATTAGAGTAAGCGAGACCACCCATACCTGACATGATACGAAGGACATTGTAGTTAACGGCGTAGACCTTAGTAGCGGTCGCTGTAGACGATCCCACAAGTTGAGCATTATCAATTCTAGAGAAATTACAAGTTCCAGACGGTTGGTGCTCCTCGGGTTTAAGGGCAAATGAATATACACCAATCCCATCAGAAAACTGCCCGCCTTGGGCGGCGACATTAGCGGTCAAGCCACCAGGACCAGTATGATGTCCCCATACCTGAGCACGGGAGAAATACCTCCAATCCCTCGCAGCAAAACGATCATGTCCATTTAATTTAAGTTGATAAGTGGCCAACACCGTGCCAATCGCCCCCAGCACGCCAACTGCAGAGTCTTTCACCCAGATTAATTCCTTAACCGGATGATTAAAGTTAAGTTCGGCAGATGTAGCAGCCACAATAGTCTGTTCCTGTACTTGTTCAATGAGATATTCATGGGATACCTGGGCAAATCTACGCCTCTCATCTGTATCAAGATAGATATAATCACACCATAACTTATTATTGGTGACGGCCGTCCAGTTTGTGGACGAAAATGCGTGATTTAAGATAACCTTAACTTCGTGATATTGAAGGGCTATTAGTGGTAATGCGAGACCAGGATTCCGGCAGAACCAAAATTGTAAGGGAACCCAAAGCCTGTTACCTGCGCCGGTTCCGCCGAAGGCACCACCCATGCCAGACATATTCTGATATAAGGTGCCGGTCGCGGTGAGTGTGGTGGCGCCGCACTTCCCGACCCACGCATGGTGATTCGATTGTGATAAATGAGACCAAACATTCATCCATTGTCCTGTATGCTTATCAATCTTTTGACCCCCAATTTCAAGTTCAACATCTGTGATTGTGACAGCAGTCGGATTGGCTACGGCTGTGCCAGTTCCAGCAATTTCTAAATACATTCTGTGAACTAAGTCACCATTCCGTGAAATAGTTGCGGTGCATCTTCCGGTCGCTCCGGCGGCGGCCGAGGCTGCTACGCCATCGGAGCCATCCCACGTTTGCTCAATCGCTTCCATCGAGAAATTAGTGTGTCTGCGATAGACAACCTTAAAGAAGGTGATTTGAGGGTTTCCCGTAAGGTAGATATCCTGAGCGCCATAAGCTACAAGTTGCATTAATCCTCCTCCCATATTT